TGTTTTGGCGTCCTGACATGGTGATAGTCGAGGCCAAGGCATCGGGGATACCTCTCACAGCCGAATTAAGGGATATGGGGATCCCAGTAATTAACTTTACGCCGAGCCGAGGAAATGATAAACATGCGAGAGTAAACTCGGTATCACCGCTGTTTGAGACAGGAATGATATGGGCTCCTATGCACCAACATTTCGCTCAGGAGGTGGTAGAGGAGTGTGCATCATTTCCGTATGGGGATTACGATGACTATGTCGACTCCATGACCCAGGCGTTGATGCGTATTAAACAGGGTGGCTTAGTTCGTAATAAGGATTCTTACAAAGACGAACCACTGCC